CTCGCCGATGTCGGCCTCGTTGAGCAACAAGACGTCGGCCGTGGACAGCAGCGACTGGTCGCGGATCCAGTCCATCATGCGATCGAAACGCTTGCCGCGCTCGATGTTCCACGACGCGACGCGGACCACGTCGGCGGTGCGTGGGGCGTCGCGGTCCGGGGCTCAGGATTCGCCATGCCGCGGCGGCGCACTGTGGCACCTGGCCGTTGCCAATGGCTTTAAGTCGGTCCACCCGAGCGGCCACCCCATTAGCCACTCGACCCACGTCGGGTTCAGACTCCCAGGGGCCGCTGGCCCGTTCTTCGGTTTGCAGATCGCTCCATACAGCGTGTCGTCCGCGCCTCTGTGCCCACCAGCACATTGACTGTCTTCCGATCGTGGCGTCGGAAACTTCTCGATCACATCCGGCAGCGTCATGTCCGAGGCTGGACGCGGATTGCCGTTGCGCTGACGGGTCGACCAATCCGCGCCGCCCTTGTGGTCGCGCGTCGTTGGCGTCGGGAACAGCCCTTGCTCCACGCCTTTGACCATCACGGTCAGGCTTGTCGGCTTGTGGCGCGGCCCGCCCTTCATGTTCGCCTTCATGCGCATGTGCGCTTTCGGCGTTTTGCCGTCGTCGTGCGCGACCGGCGTCGGCCACATCGCCGCGCAGCTCGGATGTCTTCGCATGCTCGGCGCCAACTGATTGGCGGCTGCTGTCGGCGTCGCGATGCGTTGCGGCGATCCATATCCTCTCGCGAAGGTGGGGCGCTCCGACATCGGCAGCTCCCAGGACTCCCCATCGCGCATCAAACCCCATCGCGGCCAGGTCTCCGAGAACCACTCCGAGTCCCCGAGAAGTGAGCATTGGCGAGTTCTCCACAAACGCGAATCGGGGTCGTACCTCACTGATGATTCGCGCCATTTCCATCCACAGTCCGCTGCGCTCGCCGGTAATTCCCGCGCCGCGTCCAGCGGCGCTGATGTCTTGACAGGGAAAGCCGCCAGAAATGACGTCAACACGGCCGCGCCAAGGTCGTCCGTCAAAGGTTCGAACGTCATCCCATATCGGGAAAGGCGGGAGAAGGCCGTCATTCTGTCGGGCGGCAAGTACGCTTGCGGCATAGGGCTCGTACTCGACGGCGCAGACGGTGCGCCAACCGAGGAGCTTGCCGCCGAGTATGCCTCCACCAGCGCCCGCGAATAGAGCCAGCTCATTCATCGGGTCTCCATTTGCTCTTCATTTGCGGCATTTGCGGCTAACTCTTTTTTCAAACTTCACACTTCACACTTCAAACTTTCTTCACCGCCTCCACCGCCTCGCCCAGTTATAGGCCGTGCTGCGTGCAACGCCATGCTCGGCCTGGATGGTCTTCGGCGTGTCGCGCGCGGTGACTTCCGTCGGGCGGTTGCGGCTTGGGATATACACGCGCTCACCGCCCCACTCGCGCCGGATGATGGCGCAGACCACGTCGGCGTCCAAACTCGGCTCGCGATCGAGGCGCCGGCGCAGATCGTCAAGCCAGGACATCGCTAGCGGCGCCACTTGCGCGCGTAATTGCGCGGCGTCTGCTTCGGCGGGACAAATCCGTTCGCCGGCGGCTGCGGCGCGTCGAGGTCTCGCCCAGTAATCCGCATCGCCGCCAGCGCATAGATCATGCAGTCCAGTGCCTCGTTGCGGGAGCGCGTCTTGACCCATTCGGCGAAGGCGCGCGTGTTGCGGACCTTGGTGATCAGCTTTTCGGCGGCGAGCTGCTGGAAATACTCGTCGTCGAACGCGGGCTGCTGCGGGAAGTGAAGGTAGCCAGGGCCTGGCTCTGGCAGCTTGGCGCGGGCGTAGACCAGCGCCTTGGCGCTGTCTACCCCGACCATCCAGACTTCGGCGGATCGGCGGCGACGGTGGCGCAGGCGCTGGCGGCGCTTGCGCTGGTCTTCGACCACGGGCCGGCCGGCGCCCGGCATGCCCTTGATCGGGTAGCACCAGGACCTGGATCCGCAGAACGCCAACACCTGGTCGGTGTTGTAGCCGGAGTCGATCGCGGCGGCGGTGACGCGCAGCCCTTGGAGCTCGTCGCCGAGGTCTTCCCACACTTCATCCAGCGCGGTGTCGCCGGGCAGGATGATGTGATCGTGCACCCACGCCTCTTCGCCGGCGGCCCAGTCCACCACGGTGACCTCAAGCCGGTCCTTTTGCACGTCGACGCCGGCCGATCGCAGCGCGGCCGGGACCGGGTCGGGATACTCTTCGAGCCGGCCCATCAGGTGCAGCGGGTCGAGGCTGTCGCCCTGCTCTTCCCATGCCTCGCCCAACGTTGTGTTGACGAATCGCTTGAGCTTGTCCGTGTCCCCTTTGCTCTCGTCCCACTTTTCGAACAGCTCGGTCCAGGTGAAGCCGAGGCGGACGGGCGAATACAGGCCATTGAGCGCATAGCCCTTGACCGCGCGATCGGGAAAGGTCGCGATCCAGCGGCCGGCGGCGAGCATGCCCGGCTTGTGATGCTCGTCGATCAGCTCGGCGCAGTGGGCGCAGCGATAGCGGGCGATGCCGGTCGCGGACTGGCGCACCAGCGACAGCTCATGGTCGGCGTTGCGCCAGTCGAGTGTCTGGTGCTCGCCGCAGTGCGGACACGGGACCTCGTAGTGGCGCTGATCGCTGGCGGTGTACTCGTCATCGATGCGTGACAGCCCGGCCACCGTCGGCGTACTGACCAGCAGCAGCTTCCGCCGCGGGAATGTCTTGGTTCGCTCGTCCACCAGCCCCAGCGGATCGCCCTCGGCGCCGGCCTCCCAGGGAAAGCGGTCGACCTCGTCGCACAGCACGAATTGGATCGGCATCGAGGCCAGCGACGCCGGCGAATTGGCGCCGCCGACAACCAGCATGCCGCCGGGAAAGTCCTTCATATCCTCGGCGTTGCCAGGGTCGCGTTTCGAACGCGCGTCGAAGATCGCGGCGATCGCGGGCGTCGACTGCATCATCGGGTCCAGCCGCTGCCGCACCCATCGCTTGCGCACCTCCAGCGTCGGTAACACAACTAGCATCGGCCCAGGCACGTGCTCCATCACGTAGCCGATCCAGTTAAGCCCCACCTCCGTCTTGCCCAACTGCGCGGCGAAGCGCATCACGACGCGCTGCACCGGCGACGTCGCGCTGAGGTGATCCATGATCTCCCGCAAATACGGCGTCCGCGCCGTGCGCCACGGCCCAGGCTCACCGCTACCCTTCGACGTCAACACACGATGCTCGTCGGACCAGTCCGACAACCGCAGCACCGGCCGCGGCCGCACCTCCCGCGCCAACGTCCGAAACAACCGCCCCCGCCCGATCAGCAGCGGCACCGACGATCGGCGCCAGCGTTGCGGGCGCGGCGTTGGTGATGGTTGGGTGCGGAGGGATAGAGCCATTAGAGAAGTTTGAAGTTTGAAGAGCGTAGGCGCGGGCTTGCCCGCGCTTACGGGGCAACAGGTTTTCTCATTTGCGCCATTTGCTCTTCATTTGCGTCATTTGCGGCTAACTCTTCATCCGCGTCCCGCTCGCACCGAGCGGCGGCGTCGCGGAAGTTGGGATACACGCCCAGCAGCACGCGCGGCGTCGGCAGCCGCTCGCCCAGCACGTAGCGGGGCTTGGGGTCTGCGCCGCTGTAGTGCGGGATGCGGCCGTCGCGCCAGTCGCGATAGTTCCAGCCGGCGGTGCGGTCTGGCCCCCAGGCGACATAGCGCGTGTCGCCGTTGACGGGTACGCCGACGACGCGGTGGCCGGTGTCGCTGTCGGCGCGCTGTTCGGTGGCGTGCTTGGTCCAGTTCATGGCGTGCGCGGGTGTGGCCGCCGGTCGCCTTTAAACCAGTTTCGGTCCAGTGTGAGGACGGCGCCAGTGCGACATGAACGCACGGTGATCATCCATCCGCTTTCGCAGCTGTCATCGCGCCGCACGTCTTCGACGATGCAGGCGCCCATGCGCTTGGCGGCTGGCTCAGTGCCATCCCACCTGGATGCCGAGACCTGGTCGCCTGGTTTCAGCGCGGGCGAGCCCGCGCCTACGGAGTTGTCGCTGGC